TATGTCAAAGATTTACAAAACAACCTGCGTATTTTCGACAGCCCGCAAGGTCAAGAAGTAATGAAGTTCTTAGAAAGCATAGGCGGTTGGACACCGAATATATTTGATTCACTTGATACAAATGAAGTAATCGCAAGGGACGCTAATCGTAGATTGATAGGGACGATTAAGACTTTGCTTACATTAACCGCCGAGCAAGTGGTTGCTTTGGCTAACCAAGGAAAGGAGTAATACAATGCCGGATAATCTTGACCCTATTGTGGAAAATCAAGACCCAGTAGTTGCCCCAGTTGCACCCGTAACACCTGCACCTGCTTCACCTGCATTTAGTTGGAAATCTAATTTACCCTCTGACTATGTTAATAGTCCGACTATGCAGAAGTTCACCGATGATAAGGACGGATTAGCAAAGGCAGTCCAAAGTCATCTAAGTTTAGAGAAGTTGTTAGGACACGAGAAAGTTCCATTACCAAAAGACGACAAAGATATTGCCGGAATACAGGCGTTTAATAAAGCAATGGGAGTTCCTGATACTGCTGACGGATACGGATTAAAAGACGCAGTATTGCCCGACAATATGAAAAACTTGTCTTTTGACAAAAAGACTTTTGCCGAAACAGTCCATAAGTTCGGGCTTACGCCTAAACAGGCAAGTGGGCTTTGGGAAGCATATACCCAAATGTCTATGGGGGCATATAACAAATATGTTACCGAGAACAACACTCAACTAGCTCAATTAGTTAATGGATTAAAACAGGAATGGGGCGACGCATACGATACTAATGTTGAGTTAGGGCAAATGGTAATCAATAAGTTTAGCGATAGCGAGGAAGCCTCTAATTTTATTACCGCCTCTTTATTAAAAAATCCTCAAGGCGCAAAGTTCCTGGCAAAGATAGGATCACAATTCGCCGAGAATAAGATTGGCGATTTCAAGTATCAGAGGTTTAGTTTTACTCCTGAACAGGCTAAACAGGAGATTGATAAGATTATGAATGACCCACAACATCCTTATCTTAATCCTAAAGCAACAACCGAGGAACACGATAGGGCGGTTCAGTATATGAATCAATTGTGGGAACAAGTTAACAAAGGTAACAAGCAATAAGGCAAAGATAAGGCGACAGAAGCCCCAGAGCTTTATTATTCGTAAGGCAGATAAGCGTTAAGCCCTGCAAATAATATTGCCTATAAGTGAGACCCTCTTATATGAGGACAATCAATCTTAAACGCAAAGGATTGAGAGTTTTCTATTAAGAGGGTTTTTCTTTTGAAAGGGGTTACAAATGGCAGATACTCAAAGTCAAATATACGCTCAAGCATACGGTCGGAATATTATGCAGTTGGCACAGCAGAAATATTCCAAACTCATAAATTATGTGTTTATGAGACCGAATGTAACCGGCAAGACATTCTTCCAGGATAGGATTGGGGAATGGTCAATGTCGGTAAAGGGCGGGAGAAATGTTCAAACACCGAACAATGACCCGTCATTAAGCAGGCGTATGGGAACGCTTGTTGATTATCACGACGCAAGGCTTCTGGATAGAGGCGATGAACTTCGCTGTATATCCGACCCAAGAAGTGCTTACACCATTGCGGCGGCTTCTGCTTTAGGTAGAAAGATTGATGATGTTATTCTTTCTGCGGCTGTGGGAACTGCGAATTACGGAGAAACAGGTTCATCGTCCGTAACGCATAGCAACGTTGTTTCAATAGCTACTGTCGGTTATATCACTATCGCCAATTTAGCGAGTATCAAATATACATTTGACAACGCTAATGTTGAGGAAGAGGACAGGATTATAGTTATTACTCCTTTAGCATTGTCAAACTTGATACAGACTAATCAGATGTCCTCGGCTGATTATAACACGATGAAGGCTCTGGTAAGAGGCGAGATTGATACATTTATGGGTATGAAGTTTATTACTTCTACTCGTATCTCCCAGATTACCGGAGGCAATGTAGCGGCTGGTTCATATTCCTGTATCGCTTTCCAGAAATACGGGATTGTATTCGCTATGGCTTCCGCTCCGATAGTAAGGACTGACGAGAGAACTGATTTAAGCTATTCTTGGCAGATTTACTATGAGTTAAACATCGGTGGAGTTCGTCTGGAAGAAGCAAGAGTAATTTCAGGTCAAACTGTATAACTGGGTATATCCCCGTGGGGTGCGATTACGATAAACGCATAATTAATTCCGGCATATCCGGAGAAAGGATTTAAAGATGGCAAGTTTATATGCTGACAATGTAACAAAGGTTAGGGCTGGGGGGAGCGGTGATAATATCGTTTCTGACGGCTATATCAAGACAGTTGAGAAAGTATGGATTGACACCTATACGGCAAGTGCGGTTATTCCTTCTACTTCTTCTCTTTGTATCGGTAAAATTCCGAAGGGCAAGAAACTGACGGATGTAATCGTGCATTTACCGGTATTGAGTGGAGCGGCTACGACCTCAACCGTTTATCTTGATACTGCGGCTACGACTTCTGTTACTTCCTGGGGCGGGGCATTAGTAGCCCAAGGCGGAGTATCGGGAGTTGATACAGCTACAATATCAACAGTCAGATTAGGGCAGACCAAAGCGTTTGCTGAAATGCCTGAAGATGTTGAGTTATTTATTATGATTAACCCTGCTACTACGATTACGGCAGGAACTATCAAGACAATCATTAAATATACCTGATGATTGGATAATTAGGGGTGGGGAAGCTTTCGGGCTTTCTCACCTTTAATTAAGAAAGAATTTATGCCAAGTGGAGTTTATAAAAGAAATAACAAATGTGTTAATGGACATCTAAAAGAGGGGCATAATCTTATAATAACTTCCCGAAAAAGAAGGATTTGTAGGGTTTGTGTAAATACGAGTCGAAAAAGAAGTAGACATCGAAAAGGAATAAGTAACGAATACAGAGATAGATATGCCGATAGAACAGGAATAAATCCATTTATTATTGGAGGAAGAGAATATCACCCTCTATGGAGAGAGATAAGAAAATTAGTTTATAAACGAGATAATTGGACTTGTCAAGAGTGTGGTGTTCATTGTTGTAATAATAAAAAGATAAATGCTCATCATATAGATTATGACATAAATAATAATAATTTTACAAACTTAATAACTCTTTGCACAAGTTGTCATATGAAAACTAATTTTAGAAGAGAACATTGGATAGATTATTATAGAAATAAAACAAGAAAGGACTTACTCCTATGGCTGTAACAAAGACTTCTCTGGTAAATAAAGCCCTGACTATCGCAGGGGCTACACCTATCACTAATATCACTGACGATACTAATAATGCCCGTATCGTTAACCGTGTTTATGAGATTGCCTTAAAAAGTATATTGGGTGAGTGTCGGTGGAATTTCTGTACCTTGAGGGCTTTGCTTGTATCAAGCGCAACAACAATGAACTGGTATTATACTAATGAAACCTGTGTCTATGTCCGCCCTGCTACCTGTGTCCGCATATTCGGAACTAACGACGATAACGCAGAATGGAGAGAGGAAGGAGATTATATAATATCGGATACAACCGGCTTAGGCATAATTTATACTTATTATCTTGATGACCCTTCAAAATATCCGTCCTCATTCGTTGAGGCATTTATAGATAAACTCTGCTCCGATATTGGCTATATAATCATAAACGATAAGAATATAGCAGGGGCATTCCTTGAGAAATATGAAAAAGTGTCATTAACCAAAGCTATGGCAGAAAACGCACAAATAGGAAAACATCAGTATTTAAAAGACGACGCTTGGGAGTTAGCCAAGTATAATAATTCAAACCCGATAGCCTAATGGACGGAAAACAAGAAAGCACGCAATTAGACGCTATACCGATAATCCTTTATACAAAAAATAATGATATTAAAGAGAGGAACAAAATATCTTATTAGAATAACTAACGATACAGCCTCGGATAACTGGTTTGGTTATTTAGCTGATTGGTATGAATACGGGGATAGTTAATGAAAGTTGATGTAATTAAAACTTCTTTTTCCGGTGGTGAGTGGGGTTCTTCTCTGTTCGGCAGGACTGATACAGCCCAATACGCTAATGCCTGTGAGATAGTGGAAAACTTCCTAGTCCGTCCTTATGGCTCGGCAATATCCACTCCCGGAACTCGTTATATCAACGAAGTGAAAGATTCTACGAAAGAAACCCGACTGATTAAATTTGTATTCAACCAGTCTGACGCTTACATAATTGAGATGGGTGAGTATTATTTCAGGTTCTATACTAACGGTGCGGTTGTGGTTACAAGCGGAACAACGCCTTATGAAATTAGTCATATATATTCAGAAGATGAGATTTGGAATGTCCAATATACACAACTTAATGATGTTATCTGGCTGACACATCCCGATCACCCTCCGCAGAAATTAACAAGGTATTCCGCTACAAGTTGGACTTGTGTAGAGTTTGCTTTCCTTGGCGGCCCATTCCTTGATGATAATACTGACGAAAGCATAACTTTAAACGCTTCGGCTACCGCAGGAACGATTAACTTAACTTTCTCTCCTACAGGTTCAGGTATTTTTGTAGTATCAAGCGGTTCTACTAAAGGACACTTAAACACATATTTCAAGATTGGTTATACTGTAACTAATTCCACAACTGGACTTGAAGAGCAAGGTTATGTCAAGATTACCAATGTAGTCAATGCTTATACCGCTACCGCCTCGGTAATTAAGACTTTATCAACATCAGGGGCAACTACTATCTGGGCAGAGGGTGCTTGGAGTGATGTTCGTAAATACCCTTCTTGCGTTAATTTTCACGAAAGGCGTCTTTGGTTTGCAAGGACTGATTATGAGCCTAATAAAGTTTGGGGGTCAAAGTCTTATATTTATGACGAATTTTCACTTGACGCAGAAAACGACGATGACGGGATAAACATAGGGCTTGCCTCAAATGAAAGTAACGAGATTATGTGGCTTGCCTCCGGTAAATCTTTAATCGCTGGAACTTTCGGCGGGGCTTTTGTAATTAATTCAGGCTCAAGCGAACCGATTACTCCCACTAATGTCAATGCTTCCGAGGAAGTATCTTTCGGTACAGAGCCTATACCGCCGAAGAAAATAGGGAATTTCCTTTATTATGTCCAGAGGTTCGGAAAGAAATTAAGGGAATTATTCTATTCTTGGGATTTAGATACTTACAAGTCTATGGATAAAACTATCTATTCACCCCATATTTTCGGGGACGGAGTATGGGAAATTGATTATCAGCAGAACCCCGATACTATTCTCTGGTGCTTGCGGAATGACGGGACTATCGCAACATTAACAAGGGAAGTTGACCAGGAAGTCCAGGGCTGGGCAAGGCAGATTACAAATGGAACATACAGCTCTTTATCAATCATTCCTTCGCAAACTGACGCATATGACGAAGTGTGGGTTATTACCCAGAGGACAATTACTCCGACTGGCGGAACAGCGACAGTCAAAAGATATATAGAGGTATTTGAATCAATAGAACCTCCGGACAGGCAGGATTTATGCTTATATCTTCATTCCGCCCTTACTTACAATTCTTTTACAATTAACACTACCGCAACCATATCTTTATCAGCTACAAGCGGAACGATTACGGTAACTTCAAGCGCGGCTTATTTTTCTTCTAATGATGTCGGGCAAAGATTAAGGGCGATAAACGCCGACGGAGATATTATCGGGGAAGTCTATATCACTTCCTACGGTTCAACTACTTTAGTCAAGGGAACAAGCAGGTATAACTTTGACGCTTTAGCTTACGGTGTAGGTTATTGGGGAGTATCAGTTGATACTATATCAGGTTTAGACCATTTGGAGGCATTAGAAGTAAATGTCCTTGCCGACGGAGGAACTGATAAGCCGGCAAAGACTGTATCTAATGGCTCAATTACTTTAGCTTATGATTACTTCGTGGTCAGCGTAGGTTTATCTTATGACCAGATTATTTATACTCTGCCTTTTGAGGCAGGTTCGCAGAGAGGCACATCACAGGGAAAAGTGCAGAGGATTAACGAAGTAGCGTTTAAAGTTAACCGAAGCCATAAAGGTTTTTATGTCGGAGGGACAGAGGACGAGCTTGATAATGTAAGTTATATAGAAAACACGACCGAGGAAATAATCTATACAGGCACTATCCCTAATCCCGACTTTGTATTGAAACGGGTATCATTCCGAGATCCTGCAACTCCAATGGGAACGCCGGAAGTTTTATTTACAGGAATAATCCCTAACATATCATTCAGGGATAATTATCAGTATGGTTCACAAGTCTATATTAAGAACTCTGACCCGTTACCAATGGAAATATTAAGTATAATTGCGACACTTACGACAAATGATAAGTAAAGGATAACTATGGGTTTAATGACAAGTGCGTTAGTGGGACTGGGTGCTTTACAAGTTGGCTCTTCTGTTGTATCTGGAATAGCCCAGAATAAAGAGGCTAAGTATAACGCTTCTTTAATGGAACAACAGGCGGCGAACATAGAGAACCAGAAAGGCTTGACTGCTTATCAGGCTAACAGGCAGATAGGTCAGGTAATGGGAGCAAGCAGGGTAAGGACAGCCGGAGCAGGACTTGAGATGTCCGGCTCGCCTATGGCTATAATGCTTGATACTTATACCCAAATGGAAATGGACAAAAGGATAAGTTTGAATAATCTTGAAACGCAGAAACAACAGTCTTTATCACAGGCAAGTGCATATAAAAGGCAAGGTAAGACTGCGTTATATAAAGGTTACACAGGAGCCTTTACTTCTGCGTTATCTACTGGACTTAATTACGGGTTAATGTCAGGTTCATTCGCACAGAGAGCAGGTAAATTATAATGGCTACTTTTCCCACATCAAGAACTAAAACAGTATCGGCAGGATTACCGAGATACAATTCAAGTGAGCAATTAAATACCCAACCTAACGCCGTAGTCCGACAGGGTGCAGGTGATACTGCGGATATTATCGGGCAGACAGCAGGGCAGGTTAGCGAAATAACCCAGAAATGGGCTACTGCAATGGATACAATCCAGTCCACAACAGTAAAGGCTAATATTAAGACTGCGTTGCCGGAGATTGAGCAAAGGGCTTTGGCAGACCCGGAATATAATAATATTGATAAATACTATCAGGAACTTGATAGTTTAAAGAAAAATAATATCAAGGGATTTCAGAGTAAGGCTAACGAACAGCAAACAGCGCTTGATGTTGACCTTGATTTGCAATTAGCCAAATTAAGGATTGATAATGTTTATAAAAAGAAGGCTTTGGATGTCGGCAGGGCAAGCACATTAAAACTTCTTGACTTAGAACAGAGTAATTATATCAACGCTCAAACCGAAGAAGAGAAATTAACCGCTACCTCTAATATGAAAAATATAATGTTAGATAAACAAAAGGCATATCTCTTTGGCTATGAAGAAGGGGATAAATTAGTTAACAAGTTAATTGAAGAAGCCCAGGACGCAATCAAAGACAGGGAGTCATTAAAAAGAGTTAAGGAAAAAGAATTCCGCTTGGCTAATGAAACGGCGGTTAATGATAATGAAAAAAATTATATCAAGATGAAAGTTACCGGTGTGGATAAATTAGGTACACCGATTTCCCGTGATGAAATGATTAACTTGGTAAGAAAGGACTTAGATAATAAGACTGTAAGCCCTGAATTTGCGGATAGGTATATTAATGCCTTAAAATCTCCGAAAGCAGTCGGGGCAAAAACAGTTGATAAAGACTTTGCGGATATGATGTCGGATATAAGTAAGGGAATAAAGACCCCGGAAAGAATAAGAAAGAATATGCTTGAACTTGTTTCCGACGGGTATTTATCAGAAAAAGACTTCCAGGCTGTAAGCACCTATTTTGATTTATTAAGCGATAAACACCCGGACGATTTAGTTGCTAATAGCATACGCAAAGGTTGGTTCGGTATAGAAACCATAACCGAGAACACAACCGCTAAAGAAGAGTCAAGGTCAAGGATGAGCCGGTCTTATATCGCTAATATTACAGGTGGAACAGACCCGCAGGTTTCAGCTCAAGAAGCAATAAGGACAGAAGTATTGTATCTTCACCCGGAAGTAGTTAATTATCCTAATGGTATGCAGGTTATAGATTCTAAAGGCAGGAGAAAGATTATAAAACAGAATGGCGAAGTAATAGATAATACTTTGCCTAAGAAAGAAGCAGGGAAGAAGGAATAATGGATTTTGACCTAAACACAGCTATAGCAGTCAGGGAAAGAGAAGACGGTCTTTTGGAAAAGGAAGCTTTTGACCTGTCTACCGCTATGCCTGTTGAGAATTATATTCCTAATCCTCCAAAAGTCAGTAAGCTTTTAGAAAAACCTAATTTTATATTACAAACAGGAGATAAAATTCAGGGTGCGATTAATAAACTATTTACTATCCCCGGACAGGAAAAATCTATTCCGGAGATTACAATTGAAAGTTTAAGCAATCTTAATGAACCGATTTATACAGGAAGAGTCCAGATTGCTAAAAAAGAGGATATTCCGGAAGAACAAATTCCTTATATCCAGCCTGCTCCTAATCGTCCGGGTTATTACGAATATCAAAAGTCAATTCCTGTTTGGGAAGCGGCACTTGAATATGGAGCGCAAGCGTTTGTTTTAGGTTATGCAGGAGTTCAGGGATTTAAAGCGGTTAAGACTGAATTAGGAATAAGGTCTTTAGCCAGAGATATTGCTAAGTCAAAAGTAGAATTTGCCGATACGATTATTAAAGTTAATTCTCCGGAATCTATTTCTAAAGCCAGCCAAGAAATTGGTGCTACTAACAAGAATTTTACTAATTTAAGAGAGTTTCTAATGCAACGATATGAACAGGAAGCCGTTAAAAGGCTTTCTGCCATTGAGGTAAGTGAAGCCGGTAAGACTCAGACTATGGCTGAAAGTATGATTAAAGATAAAAGTTTCAGCAGATTGCTTACTCAGGAATTAGGAGTCTTAAATAAAGCCTTGGGTGAAACCGGAGAAATTCCTATTGCTAGGGCTAAAGTCGGAATGACTGTCCAGTTTGGAGAAGGAGAAAAACTTTTAACAGGAATAATTAAAGAAATTACAGGGCAGAGGGCGATTATAGAAATGGACGGAAGGCAGATTGTCGCTACCCTAAGTCAATTATCTTTGCCAGAAGCCCCGAAAGTGGCTGAAATTAAGCCAACAGAGGCTCAAGGTGAGGCGATTGAGCCTAAAGCCATATCAGAGTTACCGGAAGAACCAGTAATAAACCTAAAGAATTTAAAGATTTCAGAAGAGGCAAAGGCTAACATAGAAAATATATCTTCTGAAATTGCCCCTGAACTTGAGAAAGTCAAGGGAGAAACTTTAACCTATAGTGAAGTATTGGACGCCGCTAAATCTTCGGAGATACTGACTAAGATAATAGACAGGACGCAATCAAAAGAAGTTGAGGCGGCTATCTTACGTACAAGACAGCATTTATCCGCTTTAGCAGAGGGTAAGGGAGTAAGTGAGGATTTTATCAAGACCTTAAAAATAGTAAAGTCTTTTGGAACGGACACAGCAAGAAAACTCGGCTCTTTAAGAATTGAAGCAGGAAGTAATGAGTATAATCTAAAGACTAAGTTAGTCAATGATTTGACTGAAAGAGGAATTGAGATTGACAAGATTGTCAAAGAGGCGGAAGGAGTTGATTTTAATAATCAAGAACAGGTAACTAACTTCTATCGTAAATTCGTCAAACCTAAGTTCTGGGATTTAATAAATGAATATAGATATATTAATTTACTATCCAGCCCTAAAACTCATATCGTTAATGCTTTTTCTAACCTTATACAAGTTTCCGGTCTTGCCCCTTTGACTAAGATATTAAGCGGTGATATAAAAGGAGCAAAGGCTTATTCTCAAGGTGCGATTAGTTCTATCGGAGAAGCTTCTACTAAAGCGCTTGAGGCATTAAAAGGAAAGGTTTTTGTGGAAAGACCGGATATTCCAAGATTACCTACCGGTTCAAAAGTATTAAAGCCATTCAGATATATTCCGCAGGCGCTTGAGGCAAGTGATGTTTTCTTCCGGACTATCGCTTATGAAGGAGAGTTAGCCTCTCAATTAGCAAAAGGAGTAAGTAAGGGAGAGGCAGAAGAAATCGCAAAAGAGAAGGCTTCTTATTTTGTATTCAGAAAGGCTTTAGACCCGAAGAATAAGACAGGTCAAGGCGAACTATTAAGTGCAATTGATAACCTTACTTCAATGATTTATAAATCCCGTAACATACCAGTATTCGGTAAAGCTATCAGTTGGTATATTCCTTTTATTCAGACCCCGATGAATATTGCAAAACAGATGATTGAATATTCCCCGGCTGGATTTACTACGCTAAAAGGTGCAAAGAATAAAAAAGAACAGTTATCCAAAGCTTATATCGGCTCTTTGATTTTTGCTTTAGCGGCTTACTTAGTTTATAAGAATGACAGCACTTGGTCAGTTCCTACTGGCAAGAAACAAAAAGAGTTATTCTTTGCGGCAGGCAGACAGCCTTTCTCAATCAAGATAGGAGATACTTGGGTAGGATATAGCCGTTTAGGACCGCTTGCCTTACCCATAGCCATACCTGCGGCAATTAAATACTATGCTCAAGATAATCCTAAATCGGTTACTGATACCGCATTACAAAAACAGGCTAACGTAGTAGGAGGCATTGGAGAATTTTTTGCCAGTATGTCTTATGTGGAAGGAGTAGGACAATTAATGGAATTAGTTAAAAACGCTCCAGGTGCTTTATCTAAGTTAGCGGCAGGATTACCTTCACAACTTATACCCCTTGCTTCTTTGCAACGCTGGATAAATAATTTCTTTATTGACCCGATATATAGAAAGACTGATAAGGAAGTATCAGCAGAGGCGATAATTGATAACGCAAGAAAGAGTATTATCTTTGCGACTAAAGGACTGCCGGCTTATGAAACACCAGAAGGAGAAACATCAAGGAGAACATATCCGGGGCTTAATGCTTTTTCTCCTATCCCGTTAAGTAAATCAAATAAGGAATACGAGGCTGAATATAAAGATTATGTTGTAGAGAAAAAGGAGAATTTACTTGATGAAAAAGATAATGAGGGAAGGCGTCCGAGAAGAAGGAGAAATAGATGAGTGTTGAAAGTTTAATAAGAAAACAACAATTTACCTTAGACGGAATAGAGGACGAATACACATTTACTTTCCGTGCATTGACTTCCGCACCCGAAGATATTAAATGCTCGGTAAAGACTGCCGGAACTACTACGGTATTGACTTATACAACTCAGTATTCCGTATCTATAAACTCCGACGGATTAGGTGGAACTATAACATTAGTTTCCGCAAGCACAATCGGTTTAGGAACATTGACCGTCTATCGGGAAACTACTAATACACAGGAAAGCGATTATGACGACTATAACCAGTTCCCAGCTAATACCCTTGAGAATGACCTAGATATTAGGACTATGGTTGACCAAGAACAGTCAGAAACTTTTGAAAGAACAGTTAAATTACCGATTGAAAGTACATTGACCGATATTGTATTGCCAGAGCCGGAAGCTGGTAAAGCATTAGGTTGGAATGGAGCAGGAACGCAGTTAGAAAATATATCCTTACTTGATTTATCTGCTGAAACGATAATCAGGGGAAATTTTACTTATACAAATATCTCAAGCGGAACTTTGACCATTACCCACAACAAAGGCAACATCGCAGTATCGCTGATTATGATTAAAAACACAGGCGAGAAAATAAGTCCAAGTTATACCTGCTATAATAATTATATTGTAGTTACGCTAACGCCTTGGGGTGTAATTTCAGGAACTTGGAAATATTCAGTAATCTAAAGGAGAAACTATGAAAAAACTATTGTTAATCGGGTTATTAGTATTTGGATTATTACTGCCATTACACGCAGAAGAATTTGGAGATGTAGAAGTTTTAGGAACATTAACCTTATCTAATTCTGTTGT